ATGGGAAACTGGAAAACAACAGTCAAGGTTGGCGATCTGGCAGACGATCAGAAGCTCGAATTGATATGCCGCAAATGTAACCGCCTCGCCTATACGGATCGAACAATGCTCTGCCAAGAAAAAGACCGCTCGCAACTTTATCTAGATGAGATCGAGAAAAAGGCCGTATGCAAACGCCGGGGCTGCAATGGACCGATGCGCCTATCCATGGTGCGCCTTAAAGAAATGAGCGGCTTTGTGGGTGGTTTAGCATGAGCGGTTATGGTGGTGATAACGGTCGCGTGTCCAAGCCCGGAAAGCTTTTTGAGCATTGGTGTGATGCTGAAGGCTGCAAGGCATGGGGATCCTTTGGATATAAAACCAAGTATGGGCAGCTCTGGTTTTGCCGCGCCCATAAACAAGAAGGCGAAGAGGCACTGGCTGGACGCCGGTAAATTCCGCACTACCTCCTTTGAAAATAGGAGGACGACATGCTGGGACCAAAACAACCGGGCGATTATCCAGACCGCGACATTGATTGTCAGGAAGCCGTTGCGCAGGGAATTGCAGATCTAATCGAGCAAGCAACGCTCTCCGGCAGCTCAGAGCAAGAAGCCGCCGCCGCTATAGCTGACACAGGAGTACCCGGCATACGGGACCTTATCGACGATGCGGTCGCGGCGGGATGGTCAGCAGAAGAAACGGCGAGCGCCATAAAGATCGTTTCCGCTGGAATGTATCGTGGTTTCACCGGCACCGAACCGGATGAATAGCGATTGACTTCTCTTGAAAATGAGAACATTTTAGGAACATCCGTTTAAGAGGAATATAAAGAGATCCATGGCAATCAAGTTTACAAGCTCACCTGACCGTCAACCGGAACCCAAAGCAGGGAAAGGAAAAGCTTCTAAAAAGAAATCTGCAACCCCGTCGGAAGACAATGCGGAGCATGATCTCAACACCGAGGGAAAGTGAACTGAATGGCAGCTGCTCGACTGATCGTGGTTGCGGCTTTTGATAAGAACGATGACGGCGAACTGATTCCAGCATTTGATCCCATAGCATTTGAAACAGAAGGGCGCGCGATGAAGACCGCGCTTGCGCTGGAAAGCAGACATGCAGGGGTTGTTGCATGGAGCCGAGAGGCCGATCCGGACATTGGTGAATATGGACCTCCAGCCATTATTTTCCAATACGGCGAAATTCCGGATATGGAATGAGCCGGATATTCAAACAACAAAAGCCCCGCCTAAGCGGGGCTTTCGTTATTTCTGAAACCAAGCGATCAGTTTCACAGTGTTTTCATAGAGAGACACAACTCCGATAAGTATCGCCAGTACGCCCAAAATAACCCACCTCATGAAACGTCCAATGGTGCGCATTGATCTGATCAGATCCAACCCGTGTTTCATCAGGTCGATATCTTCTTCTCTAAGCTGTGAGAGAAACTCGCGGGTTTCTTCGGGTAATTCGATCAGCTTGCCAGCTGTGGTAGCTTCCGGATCCATTGGCATCACCTCATTCCCCCGCCAAGCCATCATAAAAATCAGCGCACCGATCTGTACGCGCATTCTGTCGATCAAGCGCCTGCCGTTCGCGTTTGAGCACTGATCGAACTTCTACCCCATCGATCAGCGCTGCATGCTGTTCTTTTCTGCGGCAGTCATCAGGATAGGTTGGCAATTGCCGTTCTGAATGCGCCTGCCCCGCCCGTTCAGCCGCTTCCTGCAAAAGCCTGTTACTTGCGCAGGAACTCAATGTCATCGCGATCAAGCAGGCAAACCCGCCCCGCATCAGCAAGCCGCTTTTCATAGTCGGCAATCTCCTGTTCCGTTTGTTCAATGCGTGCGGCTTCAGCTGCGCGTGCGTTGCGCAGCTGCACTTGATAGGCTTCGATAACGAGGTCATTGGCGCGTCTGATTGATTTGAGCTGATCGAGTTCAGCCTTTAAGGCCAACGCCTGAAACTCAGGCACCAGCCCTTTTTTCGCCTGCCCCTCGAACGCGGCCCCAATATACGGAATATCCTTCAGCACCGGGACGCCGTTGTAATAAATCGATGCAAGCACGATGCCGATTGCAACACCCGCAGTCACCTTAATGGCGTCGAGGATCTGGCTCATTTCAAACCAGCCAGACAAAGTTCAAGCTCACCGATGCGTTGCGCATCGCCCAGCTCGCGCCGCTTACGCAAACCTTCCACGACCTTGCCGCCAGCTCGATTGAATGCCGTCATGGCATTGCAGGCCATGCGCCATTGCTTTTCCGTCATGCGCCTAGCGGCAGTCGATTTGCAGGCAGCGCCAGTACCGATGTTGTATGAGAGATCGAGCATTGATGCCTGCACGCTGATCGGAGCTTGATCAAAAGTCCGGATGCATTTGCGAAGCGGCTGACGAAAATCAGTTTCAAGACGCTTGATCAGCATCTCCTGACACTGTTTATCGGTGTAGCTGTCGCCTTTTTTGACGCCTTTGGTTTCCCCCAGGCACACTGTCCATACCTTGCCTAGCTTGTCGTAATAGGCATGGTTTTCCATGCCCTCCCACGGCGCAGTCAGATATGTTGCAGTCAATGCAACCAGACCAAGCGTAGACGCCAAAGCCGCTTTTGCACGTTTACTCATCGCGAAAATCCTTCTGTGATTTGATGCGCATGACAAAGGCCAGCACCGTCACGACGAAGGTGAGAGCTGCAAATGCGCCTGTGGGGATGGGGAAAGCGTCACCCAGATAGGGCAACACGACTTCAAGGCCGGACAGAATTGCAGCGGCCAGCAGCAAGCGGATGCTCCACGCATAGCGAAGCACCCGCCTCCAATCGGTGACAAGTTTCATACTGATGCTTTCAATGAAACAATTCAGTCAGGCTTAAGCCCTGCCAATACCGAAACCGCCGGGCATGGATCCGGAAGACGACGAGGGTGTCGGGCTTGGGATCTCTGGCGTCTTTGATCCGTTCTTACTCGGTTGCTTACTGGGAGCCTTGTTTGTGGATTTCTCGCCGGAATTAGCTGACGCGATTGGCTTAAGCTTCGCAGTTATTTCGGTGACGTAACCACTCTTGGAAATGCGATGGACGGCAGTTTCAATAATGAATTCCACGCCGTCGACTTCTGGTCGCACGCCCGAATAGGAGAATGGAGCACCGGCTCGAATGGCTGGATTGCCAAAAACCGCGACCGTTGTTGTCACAGTTTCTGACTTTAGATTTTCGGCCTTAGACTTAGCGGCCCGTTTTGCCTCTTCTTCGCTGGCAAAATTGTCTTTGATTGTGAAATCGGCAGTACCTTCGTCGTCGCTATCTTCTTCAATTTCGACGGTTTCGGCGGTCAGACGGTCGCGGGTTTTAGCTTTAACTTTGCGGACCTTCTTCCGATACGCATAATTAATGCGGCAAGTTCCGGCAATAATATCGTTTGGCCCCACAACAATAGCGGTTAGATCTTTGCCGCTCGCAGACTTGCCGCTGCCTCGCTTTGTGAAAACCAGCCTGCCATCCTTCACTGAAAACAAAGCCCCGTGAAGGCGCGCAAGGCGTTCTGCAACATGAAGGTCGCTTTCTCCCTGTTGTCCAAACCAACTATATTTATGATTAGAGACGCTCTCATCGATCACAGGAGAAAGGCCGTTATCGGCTGCAATATCCCTAAGGATATCGCCGACCGTTTTGTCGTCCCAATGGCGAGTCCGGCTTTGCTTCAGCTGGTCTCTGACATTTGCGCCACGCCCTTTGATTGACATGCCATAGGGAAGGCAGCGGATTTCAGGTTCATCGATTGTGTAAGAGCCAAACGGAATTACGCCGGTTTCTTTGTAACCGAGCGAAGCCTCAATTGTGTCACCCTTCTTCGGGATCGCAGCAAATGGGTGCCCGTCGTTGAGATCAACGTCGATGCTATCCGAGCCGACACCCTCTTTATCTGTGATCGTCAATGAGATAAGGCGGTCGATCATGATTGAGGCGACCGGTTTGCCGTTCACCTTGATTTCGAATGCGGGAGTTTGCATGTTCACACCATGGAGGGCTTGCTATGGAAGCAAACAAAGGGATTCTTGGGAGTAATTGGAAAAAGGGTGGGGCTGTAATCGTCTTAGGTATTGCAGCAATATGGCTTGCGCCAAGCATCCTGTTTGGAAGTGACAGCGGTCCGTATGACTGCAAAGCGCTCATTCCGGAGGTCGTCAAACTATCGACCGACAACCCAAACCCGCTAACAAACGTTAAGCTATTGGATATCTCTGCCCCGAAAACCATTGTCGCGGGAACGTCCAAGATGATCGAATGCGAAGGTCGAGGATTTTTAAGTGACGGCACCGAGCAAGATATTCGATACCGTATAATACAGAAGAACAATAAGCCTTGGCTTTTCTTCGAGCCTGCTGACTCCTAATCCCAAAGCGAAATGATTGACGGCGTTGCGTCTGCCCTATTTAATTCGGGCAGACGTATCACCGTTCCGGGCGGCAATTTATGTGGGAGTTCCGCCAATCCGGGATTTGCTTCGAGAACTTGCTCGACGTAGCCGCTTTCGTCGCCGTATTCCTTCCGACAAATAATATCGATCATTTCGCCCTGAATAGTAGTGTAAGTACGGCTCATAATATCACCCGAACAACGTTTGGACGATTGAAACCGGCGAGAAGTTCCCGCCAGAATATCGTTTCAATTGAATACGAAAGACGTCCTTTCGGGGCATGCCTCTGGCATCGTGGTATGACTGATCTTCGCTCACACCTTCAATGACATGCATTCCGTAGACGTTCCCAGCCAGTGTAATGAGTGGCAGCACCGTTCCCGTGGTTGCGGCCTGTCGCAACTGTTCCAGTGTGGTTAGTCCGCCGAACTCATGCGGGAAAAGAACACCTTCAATAGTGGTCGTATCACTATCACCGCCGGTCCACTGTAGGCGGTTCAAGCCGCCCACAGTTTGAATATCGGCCCATTTTGTCGATAGCTCGCGTCTGACGCCCGTGTATCCAAATTCCAACGACTGGAACATGAACGGGCCAAGACACATCGGAGTTGACATTACATTCCCCCGTCAGAGTAAGCGCCGTTTGAGGCTGCTTGAAGTTTAGCCGATATCGCGTTGCCGACCGCTGCCCCGATTTCACTCGGAGAGGCATTCGTCTGCACGTTAACGGCAACCGAGATTTGCGCCGCAGGCGGCGGATTAGTGACGCGAACGTCTTGGGTGCCAGACGGGACGGTTTGAACCGGTGCAGCGAGAGCGACCGGAGGCGTGCCAACGATGTTGACATTCTCAGGGCTGCTGCTAGCTGGCGGTCGATATTTGTTGACGTCGATCGCCATTGTTTCTTTGAAAGATGGGCGCTTGCCGTCATCATCGCCAAGCCAGAACGAACGATCCCAAAGGGCCGATATGCCTCGGTTATGGGTGGCATTGAAATCGGCGGCCTTCTTCTTTTGCTCGTCGGTATGTACGCGGTCGTTAAGTGCATCAAGTCCGGACTGAATTGCGTATTCACCCAATTTTTCCGCGACGACCGCAAAAACGCCGCCACGGGCAAATGATTTCCACCCACCGCCAGCGGTTGGAGCGCTCCCTCCCGATCCCGCACCGGCAGGAGGTGCCCCGGTAGGCCCTCCAGCCTTCGGGCCGCCACCTAAGCCCGCAACCTTCGCAATCGGCCCGGCAACAGCTAGCAAACCCGCACCGATCATTACCCAGTCGACAGTTGAGAGCTTCATTAAGTTATCGGCAAACGCACCGATGCTATCAGCACCCTTGACGGCATCGATTAGCTTTGCCGCTGCAAATGCGACAGTCGTGATCCGTCCGATTGGCGATGCGGCTAACGCAATCGCACCGAAAGATATCCCCATAAGGCCACGCCCAACCAACCCAATAGCTAGCGCGCTACCCACGGTCATGCTTCCGGACATTTTGTCAAATGCAGAACCAAGACTAGTCATGGCCCCGGAAATGTCGCCCGCTCCGATATCGCTAACAAAGGACTTAATATCCGAGCCAATTTTTCGAGCGTGGTTCGAAAGCTTTGCAAGATCCACCATGCGCTGATCAAATGCACTGGTATCGCCTTCGAATGCCTTGCCGAACAGTATGTCGCCAAGGTCGTTGACCATCTCACGGACGCCGCCGGTTCCGCCATAACCCAACCCGCTCACAAGCCCAGTAAGCGCCATCTGAATTTTGTCGATTACTCCGACACGCTTGTCGAGAGTGTCGACCACATCACCGACGCCAAGTGAAAACTCTTTCAGGGTTGGTAGCCATGTGTCACCGTACTTGATACCCCGCGCACTCAACTTGTTTCCGAGAAGTTCCAGAACGTTGGCCGTGGTGTCTGCCCGGACCATGTATTCCTGAAATGCGGATCCCGCATAATCAGCTTCCCGACCCACAAGCCCCAGCTGTCGCCGCAGTTCTTTCGTATCGCTGATGACAGGCATCAGGGCGCGAGCTTCTTCGCCGAAGAGAGCAAACGCATTAGTTGCCCGTTCCCATTCCGGGAGCTTTCCTATTGCGTCCAGCACCTTGAGAGTGGTCTTTACGGCATTCTTCTGCATGTCCTTGGCCGCAGCCTTAGGCGACATGCCTATCCGTGCCCAAGCCGCGCGAGCCGCCTTAGCGGTATTGTCGCCCTTAGTGAGCGCCTTGCCCATATTACGAAATGATGTGGCCGCGACTTCAGTTTCCGCGCCCATGGCGACCATGGCGCCACCGAACGCAAGCGTTTCTGTTGCCGAAAAACCGAACATTTTACCGGTTGCCGCAACGCGCTTTGAGAAGTCGACGAGATCCGGAGCCTTCGCGGCGGTATTGTTGCCTAAGTGATTGATAGCATCGGCATAAAGCCCGACCCCATCCACCGACAAATTGAGCTGCGTTTTAATTTTGGCGAGAGCATCGGACGTATCTTTCTCGCTTGTTTCCCAAGCCACCGATACTTTCGCCACTTGTTCGGTGAATTTCCCCAGTTCCTCGTAAGGAACATTCGACTGCCCGGCAGCTGCCATAATATCTGAAAGGCCCTTGACCGAAGTCGGGATCACTTTCGACATTTCGACAATTTCATTTCTCAGAACAGCGATCTGCGCCGGAGTGCCATCAACAACTTTGCGGACGTCGGCGAAGGCTTCTTCGAATTTGATTGCGGCACCGACGGTGCCCCCTATCCCTTCACGCAGACCTACATAACCAGCGCCGATTGCAACAAGGTTGCGGACCGATCCAGCAGCTGAAAAGCCGCCCGGCCCCCGCAAGAGGGCCGAGCTGGTGCGAGAGGCACGGGAATGAAGACGATCAAGATCCGCTCCGATAACACGCGCTGGGCCTGAAATCTTGTTAACGAGCGAAACTATCAGTTTTGAAACAAGCGTACCCATCACGCACCCGGTTTTTTTGGTTTGGATAGCTCGACGACTTCATCGTGCCACCGGACGGCCTCGTCCGGCGGCATTTCAAGGAACGTCGATAAGGGTGTGAAAAGTGACTGACTAAGCCAAATGGCTAGGCGTCGCCATCCGAACTTTCCGTGTTCAAGAAAGGGCGCATTGCTTCAGCACACTTCCTGTAATCAGTCAGGGACAAGGCATGTACTTCTGGAACGGTCGCACCGGAGAGCTGCGCGATCATTACAGCTGTATAACCGTTATCGCCCGTACCCTTTGCAGCTGTTTCGACCCGAACCAGATCCCCAAGGACCGGCTCACGAAATGACAGTTTGTCGGTTTCCTTGCCTGCAAGAGTGTAAGGCTTGGAAAGCTGGAGTGTTGTTTCGTTGCTCATGAGTTATAGGGACCTTAGACCAGAAGTGCGTTGCGGATGGATTGAGTGACAGAAGTGCCGCCGACCGAAACATCAAACGGCGACATTTCCAGAATGGTGCGGCCTTCGACTTCGAGGCGATAATAACGAACGGTGATTCCGTAATCGTTTTCGGCCATATCGCCGGGCTTCCAAGAACCGTGATCATTCTTCATGAGACGGCCACGAATATAGGCTGTGGCGTTAACGACCGTGCCATCCTCATGCGCAAGCGCACCCGTGATCATAAACTCACGCTCTTGCCCAACGGCAAGGCCAAATAACTGAATGACCTGTGGGTCGAAACCGCTCATCTTGAAGCCGCTTTCAAGCTTCTCGTAGCCCAAAGGCACGTCAATCGGCATGATCATGCCCGCATTGCGCAATTCTTCGAGCTTTTCGGTTGGAACAGGCAGCGTAACTTCGCTCGCCTGTCCGATGAGTGAAACGCGGTTTGCAAAGATCGTGCAATTCCGCAGGATATAACGAGGCATGTCAGACATGGCCCAACCTCTTAATCGTTGAAATTTTAATGATGGAGCGAAGGAGAAACGGCGTTAGCCGTATGTGCCGTCGCCGATTTCCTGTGCAACCTGATTGAGCAGCAGTTCGTAGCTGACGACATTTCGATGTGACGTGATCTGAATATCGGTCATCGGTGCCGGTGGCTCAAACTTCACGCCAAGCTTGACGATGCCCTGCGCCATATCATTGTCGGTATTGGTTTCGAGCAACCAGACGTCATGTCCCGGCAAGATCGCACTTTCGAGTTCCATAGTACGAAGGAAGGCACGACCGCTTTCGACGAGGAACTTGAGGTTAGCTCGTGTGAAGGGCTTATCGACAAATTCCAGATATGCTTTTTCCAGCGCCTCATTGATCGCATCAGCGGTGCGGCGAACCGGGATGAACTGCCACAACAGATCCGACGCACACGTCCAAACGCCCCACAAACGGAATCCCGTGCCGTCGATATTGACGATAGTGTTGATACGGTTTTCGTTGAGGTAGTTTGACTGATCGCCGTATTCAATCGGGCGGTTAACCCCGACGATGCCACTAACCGGAACGTTAGAACCGGCCCAATGGAAACCTTGCTCAAGATCCATTTTAGCTTGCTGCCCGACGAAGAGCGCGGAAGACGGCGTCGGTACGTTCGCAGCGAGTTCAGTGTCAAACTTAAGAACCTTCGGATCACAAACTACCACGCGCCCCGAATTGATCAGGCTCCGGTACTGGACTGCGGCTTGATCGGTCGTATCTGGACCGTCAACATAGGCCATTGCCTTTAGAGCGTCTGCAACCGTCGCCAGTTCCGCCACCACAGGATTAATGACGGATCCGATGTTTCCGGTTGCGGCAGCGTCCTTGGCACCCTCACCGCCCGTAATCGTGACTGTGACGGGCATAGTGTAACCATAGCCAGCCTTGCGAACGATAACGGAGGTAATCGCACCTTCGCTGACGACGGCTTCGGCTATTGCTCCGGTGCCGGTCTCACCTGAAACCGTTACCGTCGTCGTTGCCTGTGCATAACCGCTTCCGCCTGCGGTAACATTCACCGATGCGATGCCGTCTGCCGGCGACGTCTGCGTGAAGCCGGGAGCGATTAGCATCTTCGGCTTATACAGCCCGTCCGATACCGCACGACGAAACGCGTGAACACCGGAGAATGCCGCGCGATTACCGACAAGGTTTGCCCATGTCTCTGCGGTTGTTTCACCTTCCTCGACGCGAACCACAACAATAGGACAAGCAACCTGCGCTTGAACAAGGTCAATCGCACGCCTCAAGGTGCCATCGTAACCGATGCTGATCACATCTTGCGGACGCAGGATCTGCACCGGCTTATTCAGCGGGAAAAGAAGCGGATCGACGATCTTTGCGGTGCCAATGATACCAACTACCGCAGTACGTCCGATCCGAACAAGGATCGGCGTTTCTGCACTCTCAAAAACACGGGTGCCGTGGTGAAATGGAACGGTTGCCATTGCGTCTTGCTCCTTTGCTATGGCGCGTAGAAACACCAAAGTCCGGCTCAATAAGCCGGGCTTAGATGCAAAAAACTAAGTTGTGAGATTTGGTTAGAGCTTCGAAGCTTCTTGCCAGAAGTCGTCTTTTTGTTCGACAGACCAGCCTAACGAGAGGCGAACCGTCTCGCTTAATGGGTGCAGGCGATTGAAGTTCTGCGCACCTACGACAAGCATTTCGGCGCTGTCCCTGTCGCTTTGGGTTGGCAGCTGATCGATAATAGCTTGCAATGGAGGCGGGATATTTAGGCCCGGAATTGCAGTAAGCGCTTCCGCCTTAGAGATAATTTCCAGAACGAATAGTTGCTGGAAGAACTGGCGTCGGCTGATGTCGTCGGGAACCGGCTCCGGTAGTGCTTCCGGTTCCCGATAATCGAAGATCGGGCCATATTTTCCGAGATGAGCATCTGCCCATATCTGTCGACCGACTTCCGTATCGTAGTTTGCATGGATGCAAATCGGGATCACGCCGAGGTCAGATGTTTTGACCGATCCGCCAAGTATAGTGTGATCGGGATCATCCCATTTGAGTGCCAGTACATCTACAACGTTCATTTAGCCAATCCTTTTAAACAAAGACGGCCCAGTCTGGGAGGCCGATGACGCGACGTTGCGCCAGGTTCCATAGTTGATTTGCCCCGCCGACGAATTGTTGACGGTATTCTTATAGTAAAGCTGAACACCGCTCCTATCCGCGCCGATCCCAATGGTTTCGTTTCCAGTAGGACCCGCCAAGGTGTATCCACCGACGGGAATAAGTTCGGCAAGCAAATATTCTTGGGTTCGCCAGTATGCGCGGTCGTTGATGTAATTCTGGACGTCGCCTAGCGTCCAGCCGTTATTTCCCAGCCGATCAGCATAAGCCGCGCCGTTTGCCCAATTAACGTTGAAGTTTGCGGGGTTCCAGACTTGAAACGCCGTACCGTCTCCATTTCCGCCCCAAAGCCAAGCCGGTTGCCCTGGTTGACCCGACCACTGAAAAGTCATTTTCGCGCCGTCGGAACGGCGGGGATACGCAGCGGCGCTGAGATAAGTGCCGGTATTCGCCAGCCACGTTAGCAGATTGCCAGAAGCCCCGTACGCCGAACCCCAAACGTTACCATTGCCCTCAAGGACGCCCGAAGCGCCCGCCGCAATACTGCCGGGTGACCGAAATACCCCGTCATGCCCGAAGGCAAAGAATTTTGTGTTAGTCCCCGCCGCGTCGTCAACGTGAATATTCAGACCCGTGTCGGCGTCGGGATTGGCATAAATGGCGGCGGATCGCGTTCCGTCGGCGCGCAGAAACCGGATGACTTTATTGCCCGGCGCCTGAATTTGCAGAGCGCCAGACAACGTACCGCCCGCTCGGGGCAAGTAGTCCATCGTGGGCAACTGCGTGGACGGCACCTTGCCGTTACCGTCAAGCGAGGCGACGCCGCCTTCCTTACCTTTGTCGACGGTGCCGAGAGCGTCAAGGTTCGAACGTCCCTGCGCTTTTTGTGCCAGCGAGAACGACTGTGCGGCATCTACGCGGATACGAAGCGCAAGCGCATTGCTGACCGTTGTGGCGAACTCCGGGTCGTTGCCGAGAGCGTCGGCAAGCTCCTTAAGCGTGTCGAGTGCAGCACCGGAACCGTTGACTAGATCGCTTACCGCTTGCTGAATTGCGGCGGCAACTTCCGTTGCCGTCATTCCGTCTGTAATGCCATACCCGCCAAGAGTGGTAGGTCTTTCCAGTAAGTCCGTAAACTTATGCTTATGCGTCGAAAGCGCCGTTTCCGAAGACTTGAGCTTGGCATCTATTGCGATGAGAGAGGTCGCAATTTTTGCGACCTCCTCCATCTGGTTGCCTCCAGGTGACGGCAAAGGCCAATCGTAATTTGCCGTGGTAGCCATCTATCACACCTTTGAAAGTAGCATGCGAACGGCCGAGATTTCCGGCCGCGCCGCTGGCGTGCCGGTAATCGTTATCAGCGTTCGCGCGTCGAGGTTTGCCGCCGGATAGGCGGAACGGATGAAGGTTTGCTCGACGAGGCCGTCGCCGAGTTGGGTGGCGCTGGAAACCGGGATATTCGGATAATCATCCGGCATTCCGATTTGAACCGTTGCCGATGACCCCGCAGGCAAACGCGCATCCAATGTTACAAGGACGCGGTTTGTGTCTGCGGCATCGATCGCGCGCGTTGCATAGTTTGCGGTCGGCTGTATCTCGCCCTCGATAATCTGAATATCGGGGAACAAGAACGGCGTTATGCGTTCCGTGCCACGCAAGATCGCCTCGACTTGAATATCCTCGTTCTGAATATACTCATCGAACCGGATCGTTTGCGAAGGTGCTGTCGTGATGGTTTCGCCACTCGGACGGCGAAGTCTGATTGACACATCGACCGAAGGATCGGGATATTCAACACCGGCGCGAATGATCACGTCGGACATTTTGTTCGCCTTGAATGTGCCGATAGGGACAACCCTCTCAACAGGATCAAAGCGACAGCCGATCATTTCAAACCAAAGGTCCGCTTCATTGTGAACCGTCCATGTCGAAGCGTTCGACGAGGACAGGAGCACGCCGACGGTAAAAGGCTGTTCGGAAATAACCGCCTGTGTATCGAGATCGATCTTGCCAATCTCTGCAACGAACAAGGAATGTTCGGCATCGTCTGTCAGCGCAACGAAAGCAAATTCCCGCCCGCCTTGTAGGAAGACCGGGAAATTGAAACGAGCCGTAAAGACTTCGCCTTCAACCAAATCGGTGCCGGGGACAAACGCTTCGGCGAGAACCGTTTGCGTTGGCATTCCGACTTCAACCGTCCGAAGCTGCACGGCAATCGAATTGCTTCGAGAGCCGATCTTTGCGCACATCAAACGAATGCTCGACAAGCACCACGATTGCGCGAGCGTGAACGTCTGTGCAAGCGGATCGTGACCGCCACCGCCGTCGCTTCCTTCTCTGCGAACGATAGGGGTCGAGTTGTTCGCAGCAACATTCGTTACGTTGGTGACGTTCGTCACGTTGTTGATAACGGTGTTGTTTACGACCGGCTGCGGCATCGTTTCGGTCGTTGTTTCGAGCGACGACGTTAGACGATATTCCTCAACTGTGATCGAGCCGCGTCCGACATAGGTGCAACCCGCTTCTGTCCCGACCGAACCTTGGAAGTAGATCGACTTGGAACCCGCCGGAATATTCGGCGGGGTTGTGAAGTGCCCTGTTATGACGCCATCTTCATCGGCAGGTCCGGACACTGTAGGGGTTACTTCTACGCCGTCGAAGTCGACAACCACCAAAGTTTCACCTTCGATGAAGCCTTCCAGCCGGAAATTAACGTCGCGCTGCCGGATAAATTCAGCATTGACGACGCGCTCGCTTACTTTTTCGACCTTTTGTTCAAGCGAGATACCGCTGATGAACTCACCCTCATTGGCTTCGAAAGCTTGTGTTTCCGGTGAAGTCCAAACCGTCTGTTTGTCTGTCCAAACGTCCGTTGACGGCTCAATGCTTGCGCGCCCTGGCATCGGGGTAAACGTCTGATAGGGATTGATCTTCATTGCCTTGCTTCGCCGGGGCTGGCGAATGACGGCAACTTCGGAAAACTCCAGATGACGGATACCCACAAAGGCCGGGAACTCGTGAAGACGGGCATAAATCGGCAATGTCATTTTGCCGCCGAATACCGCCGCCGTCTGCGCAATGCCTTGATCGCGCATCGCATCATTGCGGAGCGGATCGACGAATAGCCCGCGTTTCGCACCAACGTCTCGGGCGGAAACGTCATTCTTAAGACGCTCCTGCGCGACGAGATCGTAAACGTCGAGCAACATTGTGCGAATGTCCTGAATTTCGCTATAGGGCACGTTGCGAACGCCGGTGCTTTCAACGAATGGCTTTTTCCCCCAATCGTTCGATATGCGTGCAAGCTCTATCATGCTGTCCGATACAATCGGAGGGCGAGGACGCGATACGGCAGACGTCCCGGTCACATAGACCATTGATCCGGTCGTATCCATGCAGACGGCATCGATACGCGGAAGCTTGTAGGCATAATCGATAAGAACGTTCGTATCCTTGGCCGCTCCGGTCACTTTCACAGTATCGCGCGTGACCTCGTCGGGCTGGATATTCTCGTTGTACCGATACTTGACGGAATAGGTCGAACCGGGAGCGGGTTCCGCTCCGGAGGGCGACCAGTCGATTTGTCCCTGCGAAAGAAGCCAACTAGCAGGCGAGGTATAAACCGTGCCGCCTTGTTTGATTTCAAGGATCGCAGTTACCGAAGGATGCGCGAGAGGATCGACAGCGCCGGAGAACGGCCCATGAAGAACGCTTTCGGTGATTTCCTTTTCAACAGTGACGCGCCGTATCGATGAGATCGGGGCTTTCGATACCTTGAAAGTCTGCGTTCCGCCGGTCGCCTCGGTAAACGGATGCGGTTCGGCGTCGACATTGCGCAGGTCTGGCTTTTCCTCGACCTCGAAAGGCAACGACTGACGTCGGCTGATGCGTCGACCGTTGACGTAAGCAGTACCTTCCGAAACCGAAAAACCTTGCTTGCCGTTGGCCTTCGGGCCGAGTGCAGTGATCAGAAAGCCGTCATAAACGTAAGAGCCATTGCTCTCGCGTGAATAGCCTTCAATCGCCTTGTAGATTTCCGAGAAATCAATATTCGTCGACGTCGTGAGAATAACGCCGTCGCGGACCTGATAAACGGAAACGAGAGGCTTCGGGTCGCCGTCCTGAGAGTGGCCCCACAGCACGGTAATCTCGACCCGGCCCGGACCTTCTTCCATGTAAGCTTCGGTGCCGGGGATCGAGCCTTTCAATTCCACGTCGACGACGTCGGTTATCAGCACTTCCATGCTCCGGACACCGATTGTCAGGTCGCCTTTATTGGGAAGTACAAAGGTTGCATCGGGTACGTCATGGACGATGCCTTCGATATAGATCGGGCACGCTGGCAGACGGACGCGGATATGATTGTCGTCTTCAATTTCGACGACGGGGTCTTGCCCGTCCATCACCCGACCATCTTGCAGTATATAATCAAAGCCCCTGCGCATATGGTCGATGTTCATCGACTGCATTTCGTTCAAGTCAGCCGATTGAAGATAGATGCCCTTCTTATCCCTGCCGACGTCCTGAAATGCTATCGCGTGGCGACGTTGAGCGCGGTCGAACCTGTCACCGTAACCGGCGCGTTTAATGATGCTGCTCATGGCACCTCACATTGTCATGATGAAAGTGAAAGTCTGTCCGATAGAGCCGTCGCGAATGATCGGCGAGAACCGATCAACCTCGATCATCTTGCCAAGATCGACAACGTCGGCGACAGGGATAAACATTTTACCGCCGGGGACACCTTCGGCCAGCTTGGTTCCGACAAACATGCCGGTTTCTCGCAACGTGTTGTTACTCGCGTCGTCGAGATCGAGTTGAAACCGCAGGAACACAAAGCCGGTGGGTTCGGTGCTCTGTGAAAACTTTGCACCGTCGGCCATGACAATGTCGCCGTCAGGGTCCGGTACCACGAAATACTTATCGCGCGTACGCGTAACACCGACCGGATTTTCCAGATTGGAAAGGACAGACCAAACGGCATCTTGCGCGGCTTGTTCTTCGGGCGTTGTTGGCCGGGGCTGGTCGTCCCATTCTGGCAAGCCTTCTCCCACAGCAAGAAAGAGCGTCATATCGTAAAGCGCTTTCGCCAATGCGACGCGCCCGTCTTGGGTAAAGACAGCCATTATTCTGATCCTGTTTGGACACGCGGCACCGGAGCGCCGAAAGGTTGATGAACAAACGGCGCATTCTGAAATGCGACCGTTGCGCGGTTGCGGTACTCGACCCGAACCGCAGCTAGTGAGGCAAAGCGCGCTGAAAGCTGATTGACCGGAATGTTCGCTCGAACAGTGCGAACCATTTCGACATTCTGGATATCTTTGACGTCGACGCGCCCGCCGGTCGGAACAACAATTTGCTTCCGATGGTTGACGCGAATTGAAACGACAGGCCCGCCCGGTTCTTTTCGTGTGCCCGACCAAGTGTTAAGGCCAGCGTCACCATTGAGCCGATGCTCATTCAGGCGAAACGCCCGTACGTCCCAACCGGCGGTCATTCTCGCGAATTCCGACCGGAGAGGCTTTGACGACATTACCAAGCGCGTCATAGGCCGGAGAAACTGCGTATTGTTCGGCTCAAACGGCAGGTGAATTTGAAACCACCACCACTTGCGCGCAGTTGCCGGAAATTCCTCAATGTCCCCGTCGTGATTGATCCACCGCAACGACTTATGGATCGCCGCAGGGGTTCCAATTAATCGCTGCCATTGTATGCCCTCGCGAATAACGTCGCGAAGGTTTGGAAGGTATTCGGCGACTTCAGAGAGGCCGTATTCAGAGACCAGATAGGGGACGACCCTGTCTATCGGGTGGAACTTAAACCCGCGCAATTCGACAATGCCGGGTGACAATTCCGGGGTCCGGTCAAGGGCCTCCGAAAGCGTTTTTTCCAGCACCGTCGCATTGCTTGGAAGCAACGCGGTTCGGTCTGCCATTAGTAATCGCGCCCCATATAGTTGAGTTTGATTGCCCCAATAGCGATTGCAGTTCCCGGAGAGGCAACGACTGGATCAGTTGGTGAAACCATTTCAACCCGTTGAACGCCAGCGAGATGAAGCTTTGCTTCAATCCATGAAGGAACGAGATCAAAACCGATTGCGGTTTCGGAATCCCATGATTTCCGGAGCGCTGTTTCTAGAGGCGATAGATCTATCAGAGGCGCAGAAGGAAGGAGCCAGACGTTTGCCTCGATATCTGTTGTTGTCGTGACTGCGGCCTCGACGATTATTGTGTCGTTGAGGGTGCGAACGCGGTCGCTTGTGACAATGTCCGTTACCGCACCAAGCATCGCACTGTCGGGAATCCCACCATTTTCGCGGGAGAGAATAGCAATATGGATGATCGGCCAAAAATCCTCACGGAATGCTTTGGCGCTGCGTATGCGCACATCAGCCCGCCGCGCCGCCGCCTCATACCAGTAAGCGCCGCCACCGGGTGATCTCCCTTTGATTTCAAGAACGATGCGATCCCTAAAAGGCTCGTCACCCTCACCTTCGAGGCGATCAACATCGTAAAAAGCGGCCAAATGATCTAGGTCAGCACCACCAGCGAAAGCCAATAGATTAGCCAGTGCGGCATCATTGATGCGCGCACGGACAAGCATTTCCCGATATGCTTCGGCCTCTTCCGTAATCTGGATTGGATCGGTTTCCAGAAGTTCGACGTCATAGTCCGGTAATTCGGGGTGCTTTTGCCGGATTATCCGCCAAAGCTCCTTAAGCAGCGCTATGCGCTGCGAAAGGATCACTTCGTAGTCAAGAGTTTCGATGACGTCCGGCTTCGGATAGGTCGTAAGATCGAACGCCATAGTTATTGCCTTTCAAAGAAAACCCGCGTTTGAGCATCTTCCGGTCTGGAAAAGTCGCCCAAATGTCCCCGCGGATAATAGATGCCGAAAATTTGCAGCGAGAGCTTGCCGGTTTCATCAGCTCTGCTGATCTTGCAACCGGTCACAGCAAAACGAGGTTCCCACTGTGCTATCGCCATCACGACAGCCGAGTAAACGGCGAGGATGACGCGGTCGGTTAAGGGACGGTCGATCAAGTTCAGGACTTCCGAACCGAACTCGCGGCGCATCACGCGGGAGCCGATTGCCGTCGTCAATATGACTTCAATCGACTGCCGGACGTGTTCGAAGTTCGACAATGGCCGCCCGTCCACGCGATTGACGCCGCTTGAAGACATTGGCGTCAGCCCTTAGCTTTTTGGAGTTCTTTTTCGTTCAGCTTCTCGACTGGTTTAGGCAAGACCAGTTGATGCCCGTGCGGCGGAAGAAACGGTCGCGCTATTGTTTCAGGGATATCGACCTGTTTAGACGAAGCGTCCCACCAAGTGCCGCCGTAAAACCCACTTTCTTTAACGATAACTTTCATCACGGTTTTCCTTCTTAATCGCATGACCATCGGGACGCGCCAGAAATTAGCGTTGCCCCACAGGCCGTTGCGTCGCCATGGCGAGCAATTGGCTCGCCTTCACAGATGAATTTTCCAGAGCCGCCAACAATCGGGTTTGAACCATGTATCGGGCACGCATAGGTATCGCCGCGACGAGCAATCAAAGCTCCTTCGCATTCCCATTTTGCTGCCGATGTTGTGATCGAACCGCCGTGCGACCCGGCATCGCCTAGCCGGGCTATAAGTGGCATTATCCTAGCGTTCCGCTGGACGCTCTAAAAGCGATGTTCGGCGCATCAATTGTCACCGTATCGTCGCCTATGAATAACCGGGCACTGCCCTTTACGATAACAGCCTCAGGGCCGTTATGAGGTCGCGGATTTGCGTTGGAGTGAGTAGAAAAGTCGATAGTACCGTCGGTGAGGTCGCCGCTTTCTGAAACAACGTCGACCTGCTGTCCAATAGTGGGAGGAATATGCGAGGATATCCCGCCTGCGGCGATTTCCTTCCAGGGCACCCACGGAGAAAGAAAAGGCCGATCCCCGTCGTTTTCTATCAGAACACGCGCAAGACCTTTACCTAGATCAAGCTTCTGTACGGTGCCTGTTCGCTTGCGATTTGCAGCGCGACGTTCAAGCTCGAACACCCGCCTTTGCATTTCCACGAACTCATCAATGAAATCAGCCATGGGTTTCGACCGCTTCTACTTTCGCGATGGAAGGCTCGCCAATTTCCGCAGATAGCGGCGGTGTGATGCAAAGTGCCCTCGCCTCATCTAGCGTCAGACCAAACCGTCGTCGCTGTTTTTCTGATTTGAGTTGCACGACTTCCAAGCCGAGCAGATCGCGGAAGTTCGTCAAATAAGGATGCTTGATCGCGGCCATTTGATCGAGCAGCTTTTGCCATAGCGACGTGGGCGCAATTGGTGCCCCATAAACTGGATCTGGCAGAATGTCGCAAAGAATGCATTGCTGATGCGCAGCCATCCGCGTTCCGGTTTCAGCATCCGCCGTTCGCCTGCGTTCCACCTTCGCAACATTGGTGACAAGCCCGCGCCATAGCTCAGCCCACTCATTGTCGGGATCCATCAGCGCTGCGACGGTCTCGCGGTCGACAACGTCGAGAAACAATTCAAAAGCGGAGTCGGTAGCTGGAATGCCGCCTATAATTGTGCTTTCGCCGGTCTCCTGATTGGTTTCCGTCATCGAGGCGGCAATGCCTGTTTCAATCAACAATTCGGTCAAACCATTGATCCAAAGCCTGCGACCAGTGCCGAGATCGTCCGCCTTCGCGCTGTCGGTATAAACTGAGATAAAAGGCTTTTCCTGATTGGTACGCAGACTTTCATCTGCGGCAACATCGAGCGAGCCAATCTCACTATCAAGTACATTGCCTTCAACAGATGTATTACCGCGCAAAGCTTCAATCGTAGCGATGCGCAATGCGATACGGCCAATAGACATCAGGAATGCCCCAACTTCAAAACAATGAGATTGCTATAGCGATCAGAAACCGCAGCCACTTCAAACCACGGCTTGCCGTCCCGATCATTGGCCCGCACTTTGTCGCCAGCTTGCGGCATCGGGCCGTTATAGGTCGAGCGATCAAGGAATAATTCAGCTTCGCCTAATGAAAGGCGAGAGCGATATGTGCCGGTAGGTCCGGGAGCGTGAGAATCATCACCGCCGACATGAAGCACGGCGGTGGGGACTTCAATCATGGGCCGCGCTGGATCAGCCACCTGCCCTTTCATAAAAGACAGGCGAACTGACTCGCCATAGCTAAGGCCGATCTTCTGATCGACCATAGCTTCAAGTTTTCGCCAGTTCACCATGATCAGTTACACTGACAGACGAACAGCGCCGGATCCGGAAGGATTGGCAACCGCTTCAGTCGCGTGACCGATAAAGGTATTGCCCGTCGCTGTCGTCGTCAGAACTTTGTCTGCGGCGACATAGTAGACTTTGGCACCAACGGTCCAAGCCTGCGCTTGTTCTTTGGGCAATTCAAAGACGCCTTCGGTCGCAATTTCGACCGGATCGCCTTCTGCAGCTGAAAACTCTGCAACGCCAAACAGACTACCGACGACAACTAGTTCGCCGGATTTCACATCGGCAGGAGCTGGCACAGTAATCGTCTTGCCGGGCTGGATATAATTTCTCATGGGGTTAACCCTTCTGGATAACGAAACGGGAGAAATGGCGGATCATTGTGATCCGCCGTTGGTCGATCAGGCCCCGGTGTTCTTGTAGCCGAAGCGATAATCGGTAGCGCCACAACCGAAGTCGTGTTCGACCGACATGCTGAAGCCCTGTCGACCGAAAGGCTCATCCAAGCGAACACGCGGCGCTTCATAGCCCTCCAAATAGCCCCAGCGATAATTTGAGCCGGATGCAGGATCTGCAAGCAAATGCCAGTCATTACCTTCGATCTGAGTGGTTTCGATAAGTTCGAACTTGCCGGAGAAAATGTTCACGGTCGAAACCGTCGCTGGGGTAATCGAAGCAAGGAACTTTTCAGCTTCCGTAAGCTTGTCGGGGCCTACAAGCATAATGCGCGCAGCATTCGAAAGAAGCGGCTTTTTATCAATGCTCTTTTGCTTACTCATTGACTTGCGACCCTCGCCAACTGCGTCGACCGTAATGGCAGATGCGGTTTCGGCAAGATTCGCGTGATCGGCATGATAAACTGTCTTGCCGTCTGCAAGGTTGCCATTGAAGGCACCGGCGTAGAAGGTGACTTCCTCGAATAACGCCACCGAAGCACCATAGCTTGTCAGGAGCTCTGAAATCGCACCAAGATCATCATTGATGAGCATTTGGCGGCTAATGTTGAGCGCAATCGCATAGCTGAAAGCCTGCACCTGCTCTTTGCCTTCACCGAACGAGCCATACTTGATCTCGCCGTTTTCAAGCACCTTTTTCAGAAGCGGGAAATCACCCACCTTGACGGTTGTATCAGGACGGAAATCGCGGAAGTTGCGTTTGCGGGCGAAACGCTTGAACGTTGGCTGTGCCAATGCGTAACGCTGTTCAAGTGTGCGATTAACAGCACCTTCGAAGATCACTGGGAAGTCCGAAGTCGAATGAGACGCACGTGTGAATACATCGTCAATGTCGCGAGCATTCATCATGCGACGACCACGATAGTTCACACTTTCAGCGGCAAGATCCACAAGGCCCATACCCATGAACTGGCGAGCGGCAGCTGATGGACCGGCATCCGGTGTCGGTGCGCCAAGGCCATAGGCCAAGGCTTCAATCTGCGCAGAACGGCGAGTGTCGCCTTCATCGCGGATCACATTGACGCGGCTGTCAGTCGGGGCATTCCGCTCACTAGTGACCATGTGATCAAGCAGCAAACTGCGGAATGCATCGACCGCTGTACCAGAACGAACGTGGTCGCGTCCGAAATCCGCGAATCCCGCACGTGTTGCGAGTTCTTCAATCATATTTGAACGCTCACGCTCAGCGCGCACCGCTGCATCGGCAACAGCCTGCGGATCCGTGTTAACTGGTGGTGCATTGCGTTGTTCGTTTTCCAGTCGCGCAATGTCGGCTTTAATCGGATCGGCTTCCGCCAGAATAGCTGCATGAGCCGTTTCGATTGCGCGAACAGCTGCTTCGTCCATTCCATCCGTAATTTCGGCACGCTTGGCTTCGGCCCGCGTGGTTATATCCGTGAGTTTGGCGCGCAGACCCAACAGAGCGATGTTTGCGCCAATGACATGCATGCCGCTTGGTTGTGTGAGCATGCCATGATCGAAAGATGCTGCATGCGATGGATCTGCTGCGAAGAACGCAAATGCCAGACCGACGCAGAAGATTGCGGCGACGGTCGCGAAAATGTGAGCACCCTTTTTCATGGTGTGCGCTTCCTTCTAAATACCGGGCAAAACAAGCGCCGTCGCCCTGCAACCCCGGAGTTGCAGGCGGCAAACTGATAAATTGTGAGGAATGATCAGCCGATGAGGCGAACAGCTTCCGCCATTCTCATTCGTGCGGCTGCTGCAATGCCTGAGAAGCTACCACCCTCATATGAGAGCGGAAATGTGCCAGCCTGCGAGCGCACCTGTGCGTCGGGATCTGCTGGGACAGTGACAAAAGAGATTTCGTTCGGCGTCCAGCGCTCAACAAATACCTTTTCAACTTCGCCCTTTTTCGTGGCTTCCTCGATCCGGATCTTGTCGATGGAATAGCCGACCGACACATTCTTGATGATGCCGTCGGAAACAAGCCCAAACATGCGATCTGCGCGCTCATCGATACCGGCTTTCGGAAAACGTACAGATGCCTTCCCTTCACCGCCATCAATCCACGCCCGTTCGACCACTGCGACCTGTGAGAATGTCGACCAGACCGAATGACTGTCGAGAACCGGAGCGCCAGCATTCATGCGGGATAGGTCAATGGCCTTGTCGCTAACGACAAGAACTTCATCAAATGGAACGACCGTATCCCACCCGACATAGCGTCGACGGCGAACAGTAGCGCCAGTTGTCCAGACCAGACTAACAGTCCGGGTTTCGACATCAATGCCAGACGGCAGCAACCGTACCTCTTGCATTTGCATGGGCAAACTGTCTGGCATTTTGCGCAGATTAAGTTTCGTCATCGTTTTCGTCCTTGTCGGGAGGGTCATCATCGGACCGCTGTTGTGTCTGCCCGGCCTGCGAGATGTGCCGTGGATCACTGTCAAGGATGATGCCGCGTTTATCGAGCTTGGCATTGTCCGACTTGATTTCATCAAGAACATCATCTGGATCCTCGCCTGTCTCAGCAATCGCAGATGAAAGCGAACGGAACCCGGCACGGACTTCCTTGATACGGGCATTCACGTCTTTCAGCGGATCTGCCGAATAGAAGCGCGGCGGCGACCATTCGACCGCGACCGTTGGCGTGGGGATCTTGCCCGCCAGATAAGCGGCTTCACAAAACCAATCCCAGATAGGTTGCAACAGCATAGGAATTATCATCTGCCATTGCACCATCGAGATCAGCCGTCGAAAGCCTTCAAGTCCGATCTTGCTCGACGAATAATTTACCTTATCGAGCCGTCCAGTCATAATAGCGAACGGCACACGCCATCCCGCTGCAACCGTATGCAACATCGAAGTTTTATAGGGGTCGTAGCTATCCGTAACGGCAGGCTGCGAAAACTTCATATCTCGACCGCCAACAGCATTATAAAACATGCCGGGTTCGAATTTCTCGACCCGTTGACCGCGCGTATTGTAGATGCCCGGTTTTTGCGCGGTACCATCCTCGCCAGTCATTGGCATACCGATATTGTCATCAACGTCGCCGCCGGTCATCACACCAACGAGGCAGGCTTCCAGCCGTTTGCGAACAAGTTCGGCCTGCTCATATTCAGCGAGATCGAACGTGTCAGCCATTGCAGGAGTGCCCCACGGCACCCCTATGACTTGTGTGCGTTGTTTTTCGAATACATGCGCAATGTCACCGGCAGGGACCGGCTTGGAAACAATAGTCGACTGCGGATCAAAGAAACTGTTTCCGGGGTGAGATCCGAACATCCAATAGGCGCGCTTGCGTCCCATGGCGTCAAACTCGATACCCTGAATGGTTTTGCCACCACCTGAAAGCACACCCTCTTTTGTTGTGTCGATCAGGTCAGATTCCAGAACCTGCAATTGCAATGGAACTGGCAAGCCGTCTTCCAGCCTTCGACGACGACGGCGAACAATGCCATTGCCGCTTTCAAACATCTCGCGAGCCGTGAGTGCCACGATTCCATTAAAATCGAGATCCCCATCGGCATCACAAACTTTGCTCCACTCTTGGAACAGTTTGATTGCTTTCTTATTTTTCGAGCGGGGAATGATCCCGTCACCAATCGCATGGCTGACAAGCTCGGAAACCGCCTTGGCTGCATAAGGATTGTTGCGCACAAGATCGCGCATCCGATCCCGCAGAATGCGTCCGGCCCGTGTGATTTCAGCATCAGCCGAAGTAGACTTTGCCCGCCTGCCCGATTTTAGCCGGCTGGTTTCAGCTCCAGTATAGTTGCGCTGCGCAATTTCCATCGCGGCACGCTGTTGAACGCGCCGCAATCCTGCCTGCGGGGAAACATAGCCAATGGCCTTATCCAGAATATTGGTGATGCCCATCAGTCTAACGCCGCCAATATGGTGCGCGAGCGGCCCGACTTGCGTGCACGCAAATCGTTCAATGCTTCACGCACATCTTTCAGGGAATGATATTCCACCTCGCGGCGGGTGCCGCCGGAATGGAAGATGACTTTTTTCGCGCCAGTAGCAATTGCATCTTCGAGCGCTGCAATCCGTTCATCAATCGTCGCCATGGTTACAACCACTCCGAAGGTGCGATTTCTGGTATGTTTGAAACACGTTTGGTTTCGGGCGGGGTGGAAAGCTCGCCTTCACGATGCGCCCAGTTGGCATTGACCATCTGTCGCGCTGCAAAGGCGTAGACCGTGCAATCAAGCGCCTCATGCCGTCGTCCAGGCACTGGCACAAATTGCCGGATCGTTTGACCGCGTGAGTATTTGACAACGAGCTGCTCACCGACGAGCTGCTCAAACCAAACGTCCGGCAGAGCCTTTGAAAAGCGCATAGAACTGGCACGCGCCAAGCGACCGAAGATATGGCTTTTGATGCCATCGACACCGACGATGAAAAGCTTTCCGCCCTTCACAGTTGACTTGGATTTCTCAATCCAAGGCCGGTTGCCGCCCACACCCTTAATCGCAAACACACGTCTGCGAAAACGTGGGAACGCATAACGATAGACAGTTTCCATCGTTTCGCCGTCCGAGCTGTCAATGCAGGTCGCCTCAACCTTGATCTTGCCGCCAAGAGGATGATCCCACTGCGTACCAAGAGCGACATCCAATTCCGACCATGTCGTATGATCGTCGTAGCGCCCCCAAATGACTATGTGTCCGAGAGCGTAAGGAATGCCCTCTTTGTCCCAACCAATGAAGGTGACTTCCAGACGATCATCCTGAACGTCGACGCCTGCGGTAATGATAAGAACTTGGATCGGTATTCCGGTGGTGCCGGTTTCGCTCTCATCCTCTGGTGGTTCCGACACCAGACTGAAATCTTCGGCACGGCTTGCAAGCTCGATATCATCCAGCTCGTCGGTATTCTCCTTCCAACCTTGTGCAAGGATCGTATTGACGAAAGTTTGCAGCTTATCCGGATGGTTTTTAGCTTCTACAAACTCCTTCGCCAGCAATCGCCACGATGCATTCGGTAGAAGCGAGATCAGGGCATTCATTCTGAATCCCGCATGATCCTTAATTTCTGGCTTCAGTGCTCGCCATCGGCCATTCGTGACCATGCCCGGCTTATGCCGTTCTTCAATGACCGAGCCGCATTCCCGGCAGACATAATATGCCTTTTCGGGTTCACCTTCTGGCCAGTGTATGTCTGACCACTGGATCTCATGAAAGTGTCCGCACTCTGGACAAGGCACTTCATAGATTCGCTGATCTGAATTGCCGTAAGCTTGAAGCACGTGGCTTGTCGCCTCATGGACAGGCGTCGATCCAATGACGATTTTACGATCAGTATAAGACAAGGTACGGCGCTCAGCCAAAAGTATTGGTGAGCCTTCCTTCGTTGCAGTCATACCGTCCGCTTCGTCGATGAAGAGAATGCGCACATTGTGGCGTCGAAGGTTACGCGGTGACTTTGCTGCAATTACTTTAAGGAAACCACCGGGAAAGCGACGTGACAGGAGCGTATTACGCCCGCCCTCATCAACGTCACCTGTCAGTAACCCTTCTAGATCGGGTGAAGCATCAAAGATCGGCTCAACATCAGAAACCATATAATCGCGACAATCCGACTCTGTTGGCAGCAACAGCAGGATTGGCGACGGATCATTCGAGCAAAAACTTGCCATTGCACTGGTGAGAAGCGTGGTGAAGCCGACACGAACGGGCTTTACCAGTGTCACTCGCTCAATGGCGCTATCGCCGATAGCGTCTGCGATTTCATTCTGCGGAGGCCATAGTCTTACCTGCCCCTTAACCGAAGAAACCCCTTCTGGAAGATAGACGGTTTTTTCAATCCATTCCGACAGACGCAGCTTCGGTGGTGGCGTCAATGCCTCCCATACTGCTCGTCGCAATATCGTCAACGCTGCCGTCATTGTCTTTTTCACCAAGCTCCACAAGCGCTGCTCGAACTTCACTGTCGATCACATCGACATCGTAAGTAGTGAGATGGCCAAGCCTTTGACGGCAACGAGACGGCAAGGACATGAGCGCAGACCTGACCCGCCTTGCGATTGAAACCCACTCGCTGCGCACTTCTGCGGCAGGGATCATCTCTCGTCGCATAATGGCGTTTTTCATCGCAGTATGATCAGCTTGTTCGCTGGCGAGGCGGGCACGTTCGGTTGCCAGCACATCGACGTTTTCACCGCCTCGACCAGCTGCAATGGCCCGAAGGTGCTCGCAGTAAAGCTGGACTGACTTTCGCAGGTCATAGCGATTCCGACCTGTCTTCACGATGATTCCACGTTCTGCGAAATCGGACACTGAACGCTTTGAGACACCGATCAATTCAGCGAGGTCTAGTGCATTGATCATGCCATCATCGACAGGCGCTTCATCGGCTTCCACCGTAGGCTCCTGCGAAAACAACGGCGCTGCCGACTGATCTGCATGCTTTTTGTGCGATTTTGCAGCAAAGCTGGGGCTGACACTGAATTTCTCAGCCGCCTGCCGAACCGTATTGCCTTCATTGATGAAGGCAATCACCTGTTGCCGCAGCTCATCCGAATAGCCTTTTGCCATCTGATTCCGATTCCATCCAAATGGCGGGGGAATCCCCTTATGAAATATTACACAGGGCGAAATCCCGCAGTCGCGCTCACCCGCTCCGGTCACAGACCGGGGAAAGGACCCAATGGAGGGGGTGGGGTCAGGGGTCGAAGGGTTGACCGGGTCGGTCGGGTGCCCTGCCCTGATCGGCAGCCTATGGCAGCAACTTCTTGATCGCTGCGTCGACACGCTCTTGAAGCAATGGCGCTGCCATACGTTCGAATGCAGCCTTGGTTGATCCCTTGGTCATTTCCACTGGGATAAACACATCCGACCGGGTGTAGGTAATACGACTGCCTGACTTGTTAAGCCGATGAAAGACGTGTCCGTAAAACTTTGGCACATCCTGTCGGTTCGGAAACTTGCCACCCTTCATAAACGAACCCGCGAAAACCTTGCGCTGTCCGAATGGCTTGGCCGAGACACCCTTGCGGGTTTCCTTCGGCGACAGGTATTTCAAGCGAATGTTACCGCCTCGCGTGACCATATCGTAAGAAAGCTTGCCGGGTCTTGCGACACCGGGATCGCCAATTGCTTTGACGATTGTCTTACGCTGCAAGCCGGTCTGTTTCGTCAGCGCACGAATAACTTGCGTCTTCGCCCTGTTGCCAACCTGATTGACGATGCGTGGCAGCACTTTAGGAAAGCGTGTGTTCAGCTGGTTAAGCCTGCTACCAAACAGTGACAGGTGCTTGTCAGCCCAGTGCGCCGTTATCGTTGCCATGGTCAGCCTCTATAGAAATGGAAAGAGCGCCTCATGGGCGCTCAATGGTATCGGTGATTGGTAGGCATAGCTTACGCACTGGCCCTGAATCGGCGTCTCTCGTTTGAGACGGTCAAGGCGGGGTCCGACCGGCGTACCAACCTCAGAACTTTCGTTCCCGCTGTCTAGGCGTTCTCAGAGGCTCACTACAGGATCATCGGATTATCCGTGAGCCGAATACGCTCACAAAGGTTCGAGGATTGCAAGAGGCATAATTGCTGGCGTCGATCTTCCAAAGAAATCGATATCAACCACCGCGTTACCCTTTCCATCATGACCGCCTGAAACGATCTCACCATTGCGCCCGGCAAATATCCCATCGCGAATATGAACTTTCATACCTCGCTTGAATACAGCTTGCGGCACCTCATGATCAAAATGGCCGTTCTCTGCTTTCTCGTTGAAAGACAATACCTTATCGGCTGAAACAAGATGAGGGTTTTCATAACCTCCAAGTATGCCAGCAACATACTCGAAGCCCATTAATGCAGCCATCGTGTCATTTGAAATGATGCAGCGGGCGAAGATGTAACCAATGAAAATTGGTTCTTTTCTAGGTGGGATAACACGATGACGCTTGCGTATTTCCTTGCCCAATTTCATGGGGACAAGCGTTTCGATATCAGCATCCAATAGAGCATTGCCCACAGCGATTTCACGGCCAGTCATCACTTTCAGCACCAGCCAAGGAGAATCATCACCGGCCCGAATCGCCGCCTTGGCATTTTCAATGCGCCTGCGTTTTCTTTCTTCAATGGACTTATCGAGCTTTGCGTAGCATCGCGACAGGTCGATATGCGTTGCCTGATCAATCAAACGCTTATCTGCCATCATCATCACCCAATCCCCTCAAAGCAATCTCGAACCCGTTCAACCCTTCCGGCCCACCTGCCGGGAAATAAGCCCATTCGGCATTGCCCGTATCAGGCAACCAAGGCCAACCGCGCTCAAGGTGAAACGCCTCCCAAGCGGTCCATTCGTCACCACCAATACGAACCTGAACCAGCAAGTCCTTGATTGCCTGCAATCGTGCAGGAACAAGCGCACCGCGACGGTTCGAAGCACGTTCGAACAATTCATTCACAGCCGGGAAACCTTGCCGTGCCTTCTTTTCGCGAAGAAGGGCCTCCGCCGTAAAGCGTCCGCTATCTGCGAGGTCCCGCTCGAATGCATTCAGTGAGACAGCCTGCGTGGGACCATTCAGCAAAAGCTCATAGACGCGTGCGCCCCAAATCTTGCCGAGTTGCGGCGCTGGCACCGAACCCGATTGTTCGACCGGCGCTTTCGCTGGCAGCTTTTCCCAACGCTTTTCTCGAAGATAGACCGCATAGGAGCATACAACCTTACGTCCAATGGCCTTTGCGGCCTCGACGTAACGAGCCGCACCATCCGAAGCCGCTAAGCGATCTTCCGGCGAGAGCGTATTCCAGACCCGGAACGCGTCAGGCTCGCTGTCCGTGACCGCAGTCGGCCAAACGTGGAAAGCCTTTTTGAATGCACGCTCAATGGCCTTCCTGTTTTCCCTGCTTTCCTGATCGCCCTCGCGCTCTCTCTCAGATGATGGTTTATCTGATGGTTCTATGACGGTTCGGGTGACACCATGACACCCGTCGGCGTCGTCAATGTCACCCGTCTCAGCCGCCGTTGTCACGGGTGACACCGTGTCACCGGTGACACCATGACACCCGTCAGCGGCATCTTTTGCATCGCGCAAAGAGGTCAATGACTTCATGTTGAAGTCGTAGCGCGTCGGTTCGCCTGGGCGACCTGTAGCAGCGGAAACCACTAGCAACAGACCCTCATCCACAAAATCGCGCAAAAGGCGCTGCACGGTCCGCTCTGACAGGTCCGTTTCACGCGCCAAGGTGGCGACAGAAGGCCAAATGCCCCGACCGTCATCATCTGCAAAATCAGCCAAGCGAACAGCGAGCATCTTGCGACTGGACGAACCCATTTGTTTTTTGAATATCTGTGACATCACAGCAATGCTCATCGCCCGTCCCTCTTCCATGCTTCAAAATCAGCGCGCAAATCCCGCCAGCGTTCAGCCGCAGCGCTGTTTTCGTTCAGTTCTTTTCTGGATTTGATGTTGAGGATCGAGCGCAAGCGTTCCGCCGCACGATCCTTCGTCAATGGCCGATCAAGGCCGTGTCGCTGCTCAAGAAACACCTTGAAAGCAGGCTCATCGCATTTCATGGCAGCTTCCGCCGCGAAGTTCCCTTCACGCGTCTGTGGGCGCTGCCGTGCCGTTCCGGAAACCTGCCGCGCCTTGCTGATCGCACGGTCAACAAGCTTCAGAAGGAACGACACCATTTCAGGCGCGCTGACGATGAAGTCTATTTCTTCAGGCTGCGCGCCAGGATGAAACCGAGCGATCTCATTCAGTTCACCATTGCGGGTTTTTGCCTCAACAAACTCACCGCGCTCATCGGTAGAGCGAAACCACTGCGCGCCATCGAGAGCGGCAAGCTTGGATCGAATGCGCCGGAGTGCGATTACTTCTGCGCTCATGACGACACCGCGTCACAAAGCAGAAGCAATTGCCCTTCAGCATGCTTGAGTGCTGCGCCCCGAACATTGCCGCGATAGCGCGTCTGATGCATCGCCGCGTAAAAGCAAGTGAGATACTCGCTGCCCGCAGCAAAGCCGTGGCGTTCGCAAGAGCCTTCCAGCACCTGACGATACTTCAACATGATCGAAATCGGGCAGGTAAGCAGAATTGCCGCGCGCCCAGCATCGGTCCCCTCATCATGCATTGCGCGGAGGATTGGCAGCATGGTGTCGGTCATGATACCACCTCCGCCAAGGATTCGACCATTTCAATGCGCCGGCCGATCCAGCGCATGCAATTGATTGCCATGGAATTACCAAGAGCTTTGTAGCGCGGGCCGTCAGCGGCCATTTTCTTGCCAACAGGAATATTCGTGTATCCGTCTGGAAAGCCTTGCAGGCGCTCGCATTCGGTTGGCGTGAGGCGACGGACGGCCCATTGCTGCTGGATATAGTCACCGCCCTGATTACCACCGACAGGGCCGCCGGCCATTAAAGGCTGCGCAACATCAACCTGACGGGCCTTGTAATCCTTGCCGCTATTCTGTGGCATGATGGACCAAGCGATAGGTACAAAGTGACCAGCTGCGGCACCTTCCGGACGACCTCCTGCGCCGCCTGTGAAGCTGTCTTTGCAAATAGCGCCAGCGACAAAGAGACCGCCACCGCCATCGATGTGCTGATTATCGTGACCTTGCAGACGGCCATAGTTCGCATCCAAGCACGGGGCTACCTCAGCAATAAACTCTTGCTCATTTGGGTCTAGTCGACCAGTTGCTGTGGAACACGCAGTTAAAGCGCGGGATACTTCAGCTACAAAGTGACCTGCTTGAGCCTGGTTGTCGTCTGGGCCACATGTTCCAACGCCGTTTGCAGTGAGAGCGGCAGCGACCTGTTGCGCTTTTCGGCGCGGCGCAGAATTCCCTGACATGCCTTCGCGCTCAAATAATACCGCCGCTGCACGTCGCCAATCTCCAAGATATCCGACAACGAACACACGCCTTCGTCTTTGAGGGACTGCCCGTCCATAGCCGTCCACTCGGACATACTGAGCGTCAAGCACTCGCCATGCGAGGCCGTAAGCGCGACTGTAGCCTGGGACCACTCCCGCATTTCGCCAGCCGTTGACGGGGACTTCGATGCGCTGTCCGGACAACAATCCCAGAAAGCTCGCAAAATCTCGTCCTCTTTTGCTTGAAAGGACGCCACAGACGTTCTCCCAGACAATCCATCGGGGCCGATATCGGCGAGCAATCGCAGCATAGGTAAGCGTGAGGCTACCACGCACTCCATCCATTCCCGCTCGCAGACCTGCGATTGAATAGTCTTGGCATGGGGTTCCACCGACAAGAAGGTCAATTGCATAATCTGGCCATCCTTCAAATTCTGTCATGTCGCCAAGGTTCGGGACACCATTTGTAGACAATTCGTCACCCGGCATGTTTGAGCCGTAGTGATGAGCGAGAACCTGTGACGGAAATCGTGCAATCTCAGAGAAGAATGCAGGCGACCAGCCAAGCGGATGCCAAGCCTGTGTTGCAGCTTCAATGCCCGAAGAAACGGAACCATAGGTCAGCATCGTTCCTTCCCCGCAGCTTCATAGCCCCAGGCATCCCAACCCGGACGCGGATCGCGACAGAACATCTCCAACTTTGGCAAGTCCGGGTAAATCCGTTCGAGCTGCTCAGCGAACCAAGCAGGCTTCTCGGAATGACGCCTTTTCTTTTGGGTATAGAGACTGGGTGCAGCATCGCCCAACTCAGGCGAAAATCCTTTGCCGCGCTTGGCTATTAACAAGCTTTCATGCTGATCACGAACCTGATAGCCGGTGCCGATATTGACCTTGTTCCAGATTTGCTCTGAGACGTATTCAAAGCCCCAAGCTGGGAGCAGTTCATTGATGGCGCGGCCTTTCATAGGCGTTGTCACCCAGAGATAAAGCATTGCGTCTGGGGTGGCTGGATCGCCTATTTCTTTGAACAGCCGACAGATCGCGTCAAATTCCATCGTCGGATAATGGTTTTCCGCGCCCTTCTCGCCCCCGGTAATTTCCGAATGAGTTTCAAACTTCCACGGCGGATCGGCATAGATGATCGGATAGAGCTTCTGGATAATGCCGGGCGCAGTTTCTCTGCCCCGCTTTGCGATCTCAGCTGCGATTGTCATGCGCACTGCGTGTTTGACCTTTTGTGTATGCGCACGAGCTTGCTTGCTCTCAGCTGCAACCCGCTTATCCTCAGCTTTCAACCCCTCAATGAGGGCGATCTGGGCAACGTCACTGGGGAGCTTTTTGAGCTTATCGAGCGTGGTTCCGTTATCAAAACGGGTGCCGCGTAAGAGACGAAGCGCAGCTTCACAAATCTTTTCGCCGCGATCGGCATCCCGCCTGATTGCACGCTCAGATTTCCCAGATAGTTCCGCTGTCGCCGCGACAAAACTCTTTCGTTCTTGCCGGTCGATCAAGTGGCCAACTTGTCCACTTGATTTCCTGTCACCGCCGTGCGCAGTTTCAGGATATTTCTCCAGATACAATTCCTTACGGCGGAATGTGAAGACGGCACGATCAGCAGGCGACAATTCAGAACGAGCGAGATTTTCATCGATTTCCCACAACTCGGAATCAAGCTTGCTTTCATCACGAATAAAGCCCGGAACCTCCAGCCAGCCCAACTCCCGGGCAGCTTCCAGACGGTGGGCACCCGCAGATAGTACAAACGGCAAACCGTCCTCACCAACCCGAACCGTGATCGGCGTGCGCATACCCAGTTCGGCAAAGGATTGCTTGAGTGCTTCAACCTTGGATGCATCGACCTCGCGCAAGCGGTCGCGAACATCGATATCGGCAATCTTGATATGGACAGGTGCATCCATGTCAGCGCCCTTCCGCCAGATAAATGGCTATAAAAAATGGAGAAGCCGCCATCAGATTGATCAGGACAGCGACGATGACGGGGATAAGAAAATCGTGCTTAAGCAGGCCCTTGATCATTGCCGCACCGCCCGGAGGGGTTCCAACCCTTCAAGCTTGCGCAACTCGTCCACCAGTTTCCGCACCCGGCGGCGAGGAATGGGACGCCATTGACCGCCGTTCTGCGAGTAATGACAGCGCCAGCCCTGCATGCGCAGGCGGATACCAAAGCGATGCAGATAGCAATTGAAGTATTCAAAGCTCCCGCTTACTTCCGGCTCGAACCGGCGAGGAGCGCCATTGTCAGCGATCCATTGATCAACAAGGCTTGAGACGGAAACCATCGTTAAGCCCCCACCTTGCGCAGCAGGTCTTCGAGCGCCCGCATTGCCTCGCGCGCTTCCTTGGCGATGGTCTTGCGTTCACCAGCATCGATACGACCATCTGCCAGAGCTGCAAGAACAGCCTGCGAAACGTCCATCGTTTCAGACATGACGCGGTGCGCATCCATTGCCGTCAGCGGCGCGTGATCACCGTCAATCACAGCATTGGCAGCAACCAGTTCATAACCAAGCAGTTCCGCAGCTTGCTTAATGATCGTCGGGGATTTCGCTTTGCGATCAACCTCGATAGCAACATCAAGCGGCATGAAACTGTCGTGATGCTCATCATTGAATGATGCGTACTTGGAAAGCGTCGAAGTGCCGACGCGGGTAAATGGCAGAATGCAGCTAATGCCGCCTGCCAAAGCATAAGCGCCATCGGTGGCAGACTTAAGCGAACGCTGTTCTTGCTCGGAAATAGTGCGCACGAAACACCCCCCCTGAAAATTTCAAGGAAAAAAAGTCGTCAAAGGATTCGGTGAAACTCTCAGGTCGCGCCGTTAAAGCTTGACCATCTACTCGAAACGAGGCGGACCACAGGTCCAACGCTTATGAAAGGATACGAATGATGGTTTCATGGCGCCGCCACCAAATCGGAACTTGCGGTCGGGGCGCGCTGCGCAGCATTGACACAGCGCGCCCCCGCTTCGTCACTGGGGAGGTCAGCGGACGAAACAAAGCCAGTCACACACTCCAAGGTGTCCGAACGATCTGCGGAAGAAACAGACACCCCAGCAGTGTTACCCACCGAAGTGAGAAGTCCGTCAGGCTGACTGCCAAACACATCGGGCCGCAACAAATGGCGGGATACACCCGTAAAGCGCTCAACCTCAAGCACGCGCTCTGGAGGAACGACGTTCCATTGATTCACTGCTTGCGGCGTAATCCGGAGGGCACGAGCCAAGGAACTCGCGCCACCCGCCTTTGATTTTGCGACCTCTAGGGCCTGATGCATTTCATCTTTGTCAGCCATGCTTGTTTTAAAGCATAGCTTTCATTTTCTTGCAAGCAATTCTTCCATGGACGAAATCATGCTGTTTACGTCACATCCTCACATGAACGAAACTCAATTAGCTCAAAGAATTGGTACCGCTATTCGTACCGCTAGACGGCAACGCGGCTTGGTAATGCGCGACATTGCGCAAGCCGCGGGCGTTAGCACGGGGGCTGTAGGTAACTGGGAGCGAGGTGCAAATACGCTCTCTATGGAGAACTTGCAGGCGGTTTCGGCGTTCCTAGGGATCGACCCCATTGCCTTAAGCAGAGGTGAAGTAAAATTCCTGACAGAGAATCACGCCATATCTGATGCAGAAATAATCACGGATATTGGGCACATAGACACCGGACCACTAGATGTTGAGATTCTAGGAGTAGCTGTTGGCGGCGATGACGGCGATTTCACACTAAACGGTGAAGTAGCGGGCTACGCCCGGCGACCAGCTGGAATTGCCCATCTGCGCAAAGTCTTCGCACTACATGTTCTTAGCGATAGCATGGTCCCCCGCTACGAACCGGGGGAACTGCTTTATTGCGGCGGTCGCGATGCTGTCGCAGGAGATGACGTAGTCATTGAAATGTTTCCTACCGACGACGAGACTGTAGGCAAAGCCTACATTAAAAGACTGATAAAAAGGACGAAAACCGAGATTCTCTGCAAGCAATACAACCCTGCTCAAGAACTCAGTTTTGATCCATATGCCATAAAGAATATGTGGCGAGTAATACCTACGCGCGAGCTTCTCGGCTATTGATTTGATAGGCTTCTGCGTAAATTCGGGCGTTGTTCGTGGCGAATCTAGGGCTGAGAATCAAACTTCTCCCCGGCAACCCTTCATCTCTGCATCCCGTACAAAACAGCTTTAATCCGAGCTGACGTATCGTCGTCTGCTTGGTGACGCCAGCACGATACAAATCGTGCGGCTTACGCCATCTAATACGCCCACAGTCCGCACATTCAATCTCTATAACCAACGTGGACTCTACGGTTGGCTCTTGGACACAAGACATTACTCAAACCACCCTGTTCTAATTTTGTTCTCAATATTGATTCTTTTTTTCGCATTGTCGAATCGAATCTCACTTCTATTTTTTAAAGTATCGCTTGCATTTTATTTGAAAGCAGTGCTTTACTTTTGCGAGCCGCCGAAACAGATCGGTTAGCGCAGAAACGGAGCGAGACTGATGATTAGATTTGAACCGATGAAGCCAACCCCTAGCTACTCCCTCTCTTGCCGTGACAATGTCATTGTCAAAATGGCAGACACGATGCGCGTGCTGGCATTTTCTGGCGACAACGTTTCCCCTGAAACACTTGCGCACCACGGCTTTTCCGGTGATGTGGTCGACCGTTTCGGTGCTCGCGCAGCTGCGCTTGCACGCCGCCTATCGGTTCGTCAGGTTGCCAGCCATGTATAACGAAATCCGTTTCCAAACTGAGGTTGATGGCGGATTTCATCTTCCTACCGCTTACAAAGCACATGCACGCCAGCTCGATCATATGGTCGCGATTGCCACGCTGATTGCAGGCAGCGTATGTGCGGCGATCTTGGCTGTAAGCATTTTCGGCTGATCGCACCAATTGTCCGCAGGCGGGCCAAATCCAGCAACTCTGCAATTGATTGCGGATGACGCCCGACAAGCAGTGCTCGACACATTTCACGAGCAATGGCGAGAAGTACGGACAATCGGATTTCCCCCAGACGAAACCTTTGACGCACTCATTGACGGGCTTCTACGGGCGACAGCCGACCTGATTACACACACCGCCGCGCCGGAAAGGCGCGAGGCAATCCCGCGCATAGCGGCAGAGCGATTAATTCAAGTATTTCGATTAGCCCGCGAGAGGGAGCACCATGAAAAATCGTGAGAAGAATTTGTATGCGCATTTTCGCGCCGAGATACTATGGATGGTGCAGCCGATCCTTTCGAGGCAGCGCAAGGATACGCGCTTCTTTGATCAGAACCTAATCATTGAGCCTTGCGACCTAGGTGGCTGCATCATCGCAGCAGTGTCAGGAACAGCCATGGCAGTGTTCCGCGATCCGGAAGGCTATTGCAAAGAGGCCATGAGCGTTCTTGTTCCTGAGGATGCATTCGATCATTGCAAGCCACATGTGTCAGTCGCAATGAATTACTGCGGACAGCAGTATTCCCCGGCGCTTCCTGAGTGGGCTCAGGCGGGCAACGTCGTTATGCATTCTGCGGGCATGTTTGTCGGCACGCAAATGCGCCATCCCGACTGGATGACTGAAGATGATGAATTTTACCCTTGCCTGTATCAACGCACATCGGCAGGAAACTCTGTTGAAATCGGCGTGGATTATAAGGCTGACGCAGGCAGCGCCGTAGAATGGCGCGCAGTGATCAGCAAATCCATCGAGTTAGCCAATCGGAAAGAAAGCTTAATTGGCATAGCGCCGGGCGTAGTCGGCCTATTTGATCGCATCCACAACACGATCACGGAAAAGCACCAGGACGGCACTCACTTTTATGCCCGACAAACGCTTGATAGCGAAACCGGTGACGCCCCGATTGTGCTGCGAATTAGCGACTGTTCAGATTTCGTAGGCGTCATGATGCCGATGAGGCTTCCAAAGGAGCCCGAACTTCATTTGCCGGAATGGCTTACTGCGACATTTCCCGAAACGCAGGGAGGCGTCCAATGAGCGATCGTAAGGAAATCCAAGCCCTTCATGCCGCCATCAGCCGCCGCGATTGGCATGCCGTTGAAGTGGCGGCCAATGTTATTCGCGATCAGGAAGCCAGAAGAGATGTGCCTGAACCACGCCTCGACGGTCTACCTATCAACTGCCAGCATATTACAGTGCGCGTGCCAGATGATCACGATCATTCCCAGCCAATCCCGCTGCGTATTCGGGTAGATAACGAAAACCCGAATTGCTTTGCCACATCGGACGGCAAGCGCATTTTTTATGAACGCCAGTGGGCCGAGAAATCGATGCTCATGGATACCGAAGAATATCAGGAAAGGTCACGCCGTAGGATGCTGGCGGGCCGATTGACTAAGGCGGAAATCGTAGAAAATTACGCTGGATGGGTGACATGTTCCGGAGATGAAGACGACTATTTTGATAGTATTGATGCGCTGATTGAACACTACACAGATCGCATCGCTAACGATAAATCTGACGACAACGAGCCGACCGAGGAAGAGATTAAACAATCCCTGCCCGCTTGGGTTTATTGCACCACAGAGGACGCATTCATCTTTGATCTTGAGGGAGCCCTCGATTGCTACCTTGCTGACAATCATCACGAAGATGCACGCGATCTTATCAAGGATTACGATTGGCTTAGGGAGTTTTGGAAGTTCTGGAGTTCCAAGCAATCAGGCGTGTTTTCCTACTGCATCGACTATTCCCGAATTGTCGTCATAGATCGCGAACGCTTCGATGCAGAGATGGAACAGGCGAAAGCAATCGTTGCCGAGGTGGCGACATGAAGCCGATTATTGATATGTGCTGCGGCCCTCGCATGTTCTGGTTCGACAAGAAGGACGACCGCGCTGTCTTCGGCGATATTCGTGAAGAAAGCCACGTCCTTTGCGACGGCCGCGAGCTGATCATTTCGCCAGACCGCATTATGGACTTCCGCAACCTGCCATTTGACGACGAGACATTCAGTCTTGCCGTCTTTGATCCGCCGCATCTGGTCAACGCAGGTGAGAGAAGCTGGTTACGCGCGAAATATGGTGCATTGAACCGTGAAACGTGGCGCGAGGATCTGCGGCAGGGATTTGCCGAGGCTTTCCGCGTCCTGAAACCACACGGCACACTGATTTTCAAATGGAATGAAACGCAGATCAAAGTGCGGGAAATCCTCGCTCTCACCGATGTGCAGCCAGTCGTCGGACACGTCTCCGGCAAGCAGGCGAACACCCACTGGATCTGTTTCCTCAAGCCCACCTGCCCGAATGGAGGTAGCGATGCTGACGCTTAAGCCTTGCCCGTTTTGTGGCAGCACCGCTAGTCACAGCCAGTTCACTGGCAACGGGTTCACGTTACCGCGCGTAAAATATACCGAAGTTCGCTGCGATAAATGCCACATCACCACGGAACCGCAACAACTCTTGTTCCCTGACAAAGATAAGGCATTGGCAGCTTGGAACACCCGCCCCGCCGCGCCGGTCGAAGGGTTGGAGGTTGTGGCGTATCGGTACCGCCATGTCGATTACGTCAACTGGACATATAGCGAAAGCAAACACCCAAGGCCCGACATTCATAACGAAGAACTCGTCACCCGCCCGCAGGCCGGAGCCATCATTGCTGAGCTTCAAGCTAAAGCCAAGGATTACCGGGAACATTCCGAAAGACTGGAAAAGCGTCTCGAACGCGAGGAAGTCACCCGCTCGCGGGCTGTGGAGCTATTGGCGGCGAAGGATGCAGAATGGCAAGTCGCCGCAAATCTTGGTTCTGAGGTGAACAGAAATCTAGCGAGCCGTGTCAATGCCCTCGAAGCCGACAACGCAGCGCTGACTGCGCGGGTTAAGCGGCTTGATACGCCGTATAATCCAATGGCCGAGGCGCTGGCTACGGACAAGGTCAAAACCCTCGAAGCCCAACTCGCGGCGGCTGAAAAGGCGCTGGAGCCGTTCAGCAAGTATGCAGCGATGCTGTTCGAGCGGAATTACAACGATACCGATATCATCAATGTCTTTGGCGAGCATCGATTGACTGCGAGAGACTTCTTTGATGCGCGCGTAGCTTCGGAGACAGGACGATGAAGTATATCGCAGTTTTCCATCATTGGTGGATGCACAGCATTCACTTTGAAGTAGAGACAATTGAGGCAGATTGTCTTGATGATGCAGAGATTAAGGCCGATGCAATGGCGCATCGGAAAAGCCGTAGTTTCAATCATTGTAGGTCGATTGTTCTTGAGATTGGAAAAGGTGAGCACCTTATTCGAAGGAGACCAACTTGGCGTGAGAGGTTTACTGGCAGAATAACAAGTACTGCCGCCTTGGAGGCCAAGCCATGAAATTCTCATACGCTTTTACTTTAATGGCAGGCGGTTTTTTGACTTCTGGCTACCACACAATGAACAATCCGCAGGTCGCGACAATGTTCTTCTTGGGAGGTATTGGCAGTTTAGTGATTGCCTCTTGGTCATCAGGAGAAGGCGCATGACCCTCATTGACAGACTATCCAAGCTGGACGGGCCTGATAGGGAAGTGGATGCGGAGATTGATCGCAATTTCGGCTTGCTTGTAGGCATCGGAGCTTTTTCAGGTCCGTGGACACTCTATCCAGATCAAGAACTTTACAAGGAAACCGCGCATTACACCGCCTCTGTAGACGCGGCTATCGCGCTGGCTCGTCGCCTATGGCCTGACATGATGTATCGCGTTGGCAATGATGGTGAAGGACCAGACACCAGCCTTTATCTGGGTGAGATATTCATTCCCGGCGAACAGAAAGACAGCTATTTCACCGGCCACTCGCCGGTTGATGCGGTCAGTCTCTGCATCGCCATCTTGCGCGCAAAGGAGGCTGGACGTGGAAGGTAGAATATCAATTCGATTCTTTGACCGACACGGCGAGTATGCCGGGCGCTTTTGGCACCATGTCCCACGCGTGGGCGATGAAATCATGCTCAACGCTGGATGTCGCTATGTTGGTGATGTTCACGGGAAAGCCGCCTTCTCAGTAAAGCGGGTAGTTTGGGGCGTAGAAGGCCCTAGCGATCACTGTGAATGTGTAAATATCGAGATCGAGTCTCTGTCACCTGAGGTTTCGGGATGAGAGCCTTGACCCCACTTCAAAATGAAACGCTTGCGCTGATTAATCAGGGCAAAGTCTATCAGCAAAAATTCGGATACGGCGCGTGGCGCATTCAAGGCGCTAACCCAACGGTTGTCGGCAAACTCATTTCGATGGGCGTTGCTGAATGGGATCGTGATTGCAAGTCGTTTGTGCGCATTGATTGTGTCCTGACAGATGCAGGCCGTTCCACCCGCCAGACAGGAGACCGTGATGCCAGCTAAAGCGGAACGCATGGCATCCTTGCCACATTCACTCCCGCCCTTCGGGGTAGGCAGACTAAAAGCCGCAGCACTGTTTGATATCAGCCCCAGCCTGTTTGACCGACTGGTCGAAAATGGGCAGCTACCGCAGCCGCGCTTGCTTGGCGGCAGGCTGGTATGGGACGTGGTTGAACTTGGTGAAGCATGGAGATCTGTGCCGCATCGCCGCGAAGATCTTGACGCCCTCAGCACAAACGGCAATCCTTGGGACGAATGAGCACAGATAACAAACTGCCGAAAGGCGTAAGCGTAGATCGGGATCGGTTTCAAAACGTCCGCCTTTATTTCAGAAAGGCGGGACGCCCGAAAGTGCGCCTGCATGAAACACCCGGCACGCACGCTTTTGAGCGTGAGGTTGCCTGCGCTCGTCTTGACATTCCATACGAACCCGAAGGTAAGATGCAGAAGCCCGGTATAACGATAGCCAAGCCGGGCAGCTTGCAATGGTTGCTAGAGCAGTACAAGGCACGGGCGCGAGGGACTGTCACCGACGACACATTCAGTCGTCGTGTCACGATGATCGAAGAGATATGCGACAGTAGAACCAACAAGCATCGTCGAGGCGACCTGCCTTATAAAGCGATGGAAAAGCGGCACATTACCGAGGCTCGCGACGAGTTGCGCGACACAGCTGGCGCTCGCAACAATGTGGTGAAGGCGATTTCAGCGCTCTTTGATTGGGCTGAAAAGAATGGTCTGATCGCAAACAATCCTGCACACGGGATCTCGCGCGGCAAAGCTGACCAATCGTATCATACGTGGACGATTGAAGAAGTCAGACAATTCGAGAAGCATCATCCAGCAGGATCGACAGCGCGTCTATTTCTTCATCTAGGCCTTTTCACAGGGCTGCGCATTTCAGATCTCGCGCAAGTCGGTCGGCAGCACATGCAGAGTGGCTGGTTAAAATATCGGCCCGGCAAGACGCAGCATAGCACCGGCGTTATGGTCGAAATTCCGATCCTGCCAATCTTGCAGAATACCATTGCCGACAGCCAGACAGGCGATCTAACGCTCCTTTTGAATGAATATGGGAAAGCTTATACCAGTGGAGGATTAGGCAACCGCGTGCGTAAATGGTGCGACACAGCAGACCTTCCCCACTGTTCGGCCCACGGACTGCGCAAAGCAGGCGCTACTATAGCAGCTGAGAACGGCGCTACTGACGACGAGCTTATGGCAATCTTCGGTTGGACTACCAAGCAACAGACGACGCTCTACACCCGAAATGCGAATCGTAAGCGTCTGGCTGGCAATGCGATCCACAAGCTGTTGCCGGAGCAAATGGAGAACAAAGTTGTCCCACCAAAACCGGGCTTGCAAAAAGTGGGGCAAAAAGTGACAAAAAAGACAATAAAATCAATGTCATAA